AGACATTATACGGCAAGCAATACAAAAACGTCTTGAAGTCGAAGCTGCAGTCCAACCCAACTAATTAAGGATATCTGTATTCATGGCAGAACTTACTCTAGATCTTGATCGTTTACGCCAAATGCGGGAAGTATTGCCACCTGATCGCCGCAATATTGGGTTTGGTCCGGGGGGTATCGACGCACGTATCGCTGAGTTAGAGGCACAACAAAATCAAAGTGGAAGTGCAGTATCTGAAGCAGAAGCTCAATCTGCTGTTGTAGAGCCAGACGAACTAGATACGTATCTAGAACAGGTTATAGCAGAGCGTGAAGAAGAACAGCTAAGACCCCGCAGAGAATTAGAAGCCGCAGCCACTAGGGAAGGACGTAGTGCTGAAGCTCCTGTGTTAGTTAAGCAGCCTGTGTCTAGGCAAGAGATATACGCAGGTCTGTTAGAAAAAGAAGCGGCCTTAGAAGCAAGAATAAAAGAAGCTAAGGGCGTAAGACCTGCAGGAGAAGTTACGGAAGGTAAGACTGCCAAAGGTGTAGAGACAACGTTTGTAGATCCGGGCGTTATGTTCCAGTTGTTTGGGGCAGATGTACTTCCTAAGCCTCAGCCTAGTAAGGCGGAAGAGTTAGAACGTGAACTAGCAGATATACGTACGGAGAAAGAACGTACGTACGCTATTATGGTTGACGGAGTAGACGAGTACGAAAAGCTTAAAGATCTTCGTGTACGCCTTAGTGAAGCCACCGACGAACCAACTCGTGCAAATCTACAGAAGCAAATCAAGATTACGCAAGATATACTCCAGAAGAAAGGGGTACGTACCGGTATTACTGCAGAGGGTGAAGAAGTTACTGTTCAAACCGCCCTGCCTACTTCAAGGCCCGGAGTGTTGGAACCTGCCCTAGACAAAGCAATAGCTAACGTCAAGCGAAGTGTGGAGTCTTTGTACATGCCGTCTGAAGAGGCAGAACCTCTTATAATGGACGAAGATACAGCAACAAACTTAATTGCCGAGATAACTCCCATAGTAGCCGCTAGTGGAGCTACTCCTGTTGTTGTAGGTAAAGTTCTTATTGCGCTAGGTAAAACCTCCAACAAATGGCAGTACTTGTCTTCACTTCTTGCCCCTGCCGCTGGGGAAGCTACCTTTACCACAACAGAAGAAACTGCAACCTTTGCTGAAGATTTGTTTGGCAGAGAATGGGTAAAGTCTGACATTGAAACTAAAAAAATGGCTATTATCGCAGAGTCTTTAGCGGTAGATGTGGCTATGGAAGGCGTGGTAAAGAGCGTCGATCTTGTAACTAGAATGCCGGTTTTAGGTGGATTCATTAAAGCACTACCGACTCTATTGTTCGGTGGAGAGGTATCTGGTAGGCAAGAAGCGGGACAACGAGTTCTTACTCTCCTATCTCGTGCCGCCAAAGGGGATGTTACTCCAGAAAGAGAGCTAGAATTACTTCAAGAGTTACGTGCGACAATGGGCGCAAATTTCAAAGCTCAAACTGGTGTTGATTTTGACGATTACTTGAAGGCATTAGAAGAAGATGCAAACGCTATAGCAAAGGGTGCATCTCCTGATGTTATTCAAAGAACAGGTAAGGCGGCTCAGTTAATACCTGAAGATAAGTTTTTACCTTTAACCGCAGACCTAGTGGATTCTGCAGTGCTAAAAAGGGCCAGTGCAGGTTTTGAGGGAGGAGCGGCACAACCTGAATTTTTAGGTTCTAGAGATCGCCAGAGAGCCGCCATAGATGAAGAAAAACAACGTATCGGTGAGACTGCCCTCCCCCCTACAGATGAGCCTCGTGCACTAGAACAAATTGCTGGAGAAGCAGAGCAAGCAGGTGCGTCTTCCCGTCTTAAAATTAAAACTCGTGTAGAGAATGAAGTCGGAAAATTAAACGCTGTAGAAGAAAAAGCAATAGATGACTTAGAGCAAGCTGTAGACACGTTACGGACAGAAGTAGAAGTATCCCCTGCGGTTAGCGGAGTAAACGTACCGACAACACAAGAGATGGACCGTGCCGCTGACGATGCGTCTGATGTGTTTTTCAGTTTGTTTAAAGGTGCCGACAACCAGCGTAAAGAAATATACGAGACCTATACGTCTCAAGCAAATCAGATGGAGATTCCTGCAGAGGATTATCAGAATTTCTTAGAGACCATTGGCGGCGAAGAAGAAGTCGGAAACGTTATACAGATTCTTATCAAGAGAGACCCAATGTACGGGGAAGTTCTTGGTCAATTGCAACAACAAGCTAGAAAGCTTGACCGAGCTATTGATGAAAAAGTATACGAAGCAACTCAAAATATTCCAAAGCCTAAAGACCCTAGGGTAAAAAATCCAAAAGCTTGGGAAGCTTACGATCTTGAAGTAGCCACTGCTGAGAAAAACGTACGAGATACCCTACAAAGTGACCCAGAGGCAATGCAAGCCTTGAAGGACGAGGTGGGATACCAAGAGATTAAGCTGTCTAACATTGAAGGTTTATTGCAAGGTATTAACGCTGAGTTAAGGGGTGCGCAGGGGGCGGATTCTAAAGCTCTTGGCGAAATGTCTTCTAAGTTAGAGCAGTTTATTACCCAGCGCATTCCTGCAGGAAGTGATCTTGCTAAGGCAAGAACAGAGGCCAACCAGTACTTCCAAGCATTCCAAGGTTTGTATAAGTATATCCCTGCGGAATCTAAGGCTCCGTTACGGTACGGAGACGACATTACAGCCACAATGGAACAGCTAGCAGATGTAGAGCTTGGAAGTATGCAGACTGGATTTGCACGTATGCTAGACCAAGCGTCATCTGACCCACGTGTTGCAGGGCAAAGCATTCAAAACATTCGCTCTCAACTGCAGGGCGAAGAACTTGCTAAGTTTGACCAATCGGTTAACGATTACTTCACTAACAAACTGTACGGTGAAGAAATCAGTGTTTATGTGGATGATCTTAGCGGAGAAACAGACCCTAAGAAAATAGCGGCAAAAGCACAGCAAGTTGCTCAAAAAGTCAAAGAAGCCTTGCGTAATCCTAAGTACAGATACCTTGAGCAACTGGCTCCAGGTGTTCGTGATCGTATTCTCAAAAGTGCAGAAGAGTTGCGTGTGAGGGGTGTAGACCTACGAACTAAAGATAAAGCTGTAGATAAGCTGAAGAAGGACTTAGGAGTAGAGCGTAAAGCTATCTCTGAGCGTCCTGCGGCAGTTTACGCCGAGGGGGTAGTGGGTGGACGCTTTGGCGTTGATTCTATCCAAGCAACAGCAGATATGATCCTTTCTAAGGATGCTGGACAGATATTTGAGCAGTCTTGGGAAATATTGGGAACCGTTGGCAAAAAAGGTGAAGACGGACTCACCTTGGGCCAAAGAGATTTAAAGAAAGTGATGGCTCAGAGTATATCTTCTCTACTGCTTACATCTAAGGATGCGGTAAACAAGGCTGCAAAGGAAGCTGTGGGGACATCTGTAAAACCAGATGGAGAAGTATCAATTGCAATGCTAAACAGGATTCTAGAATCTCCAGCTTTTGATAAAGCATTTCCTCTGGGTGATCCTACACGAGTAGCTGTAAACAGCCTAGCGGCTAAATCACTGGCAGTTCAGTCGTCTCAGCGAGCAGCTAAGTTAACTGGGGAGTCCGTATCTGATATATTGGAGCAGAGCCGTAATCTTGTGGACGGGCTTATCCGGTATGCTAAGGGACCACTAAGTAAAGAAGGTAGACAAGCATCTATGGTTGCCCGTGCCTTCTTCAAATTAGTAGGCGGTCAGGATAAAGTTAATGAGATCCTAATGGAGGTATTTACTAACCCTGCAGTAGCGGCAAAGCTCCTAAAAGAACAAGAGGATGTTTTAAGACGTGGACTAGAAGATGATCCATTACGTGCGTACTGGACTGGTTTGAACAACTATCTACTGCAACGTATTGGGATTACGACAATGGATGAGTTTAATGAAAAGACTCAAGCCTTAGTAATTGAGGAGCAAATGAGAGAAATAGGTGCAGTACCTGCTCAGTGAAGATCTTCTTCATCCCAAAACTCGTCATCATCAGGGGCCACTTTAACGTGGCCTTTTTTATACTGGTCCCAGATGATCAAAGCCTCTACGCCATAGCGAGCGGCTAGTGCTACTGAAACTACCATAAACGAAAGTGATACGAGTACTAATAGTAAAAAATCAGCCATAGTAGTTTCCTTTTGGTTATACTATGGCTGTTCTATATAGTTAAGCTGAAATAGCAAGGTTTTCGTGGTAAGCGTAGTTAAACCCACGCTCCCACTCTTTGAAGTAATATGCTTTTGGTTTATATGGATTACGAGTCTGACCCCTCTTGAAATCTATGATTCCTTGTAGGTAAGCCTCGTTAGGCTGCTTTTGCTTTCTCTTCGTCGTGTGTACTAGCTTCATCATCCCAACCCCAATCTCCTGTCATACCTGCGGCATTGTAATCGGTAACTCGTTTCTCAAAGAAGTTACTCATTGAGTCTGAGCCTAGCATAGTCTCCATCCAAGGTAAAGGATTTTCTTTCACTTTCCAGTTGCCTTTAAGACCGAGTTGGATGAGTCTCCTATCAGCAAGGAATCGGATATATTGCTTAACCTCCGCTGACGACAAGCCCTGTACAGCACCCATCTTAAACGCAATATCAATAACCTTGTCCTCAAGCTTAATAGAAGTCCTAAACATTTCGTATATAGCTTTCTTAAATTCATCATTCACAATCCGTGGGTGCTCGTTGCAGAACTCACGGAAGAGTAGTGCCATACCATCACTGTGCATGGTTTCATCACGGGCTGACCACTCAACTACCGTACACATTCCAGGCATCTTACCAAAGCGTTGATAGTTTAGCAACATTGCAAATGCACTAAATAAAGATACTCCCTCGTTAAGTACGCTACGTGCAATCGCCAGTGCAGTCCCTTGATGGCTATGCATATCAATGTCGGCCATAAACTCAATCTTATCGGCCATCTGCTGGTAGTCTAAGAATGCAGAGAACTCTGCTTCGTCTAGGCCAAGGGTATCATTCAGTAATGCGTACGAACGCTGGTGAATGAACTCACGGCTAGCGAATGAAGAGAGCATCGCTCGTACTTCATTGTTCTTAAACTTAGGTAGGTAGTATTCTAGATAGTTCGTGCCAACTGCTACATCGGATGTAGTAAACAGCTTGAGAATCTGTGTAATGTGTTCCTTCTCAGCCGGAGAGAGCTTACCATTTCTCCAGTGGGCTACGTCTGTCTGAAGCTCCAGTTCATCTTCAATCCAATGAATACGCTCGTGTTTGTTTGCGATTTCTACGAACTCTGGATATTTAAAAGGCTTGTATACAAGACTTCCTTCAAGTAGCGACATATTGTTCTTCCTATGGGTGTGGGTTGAAGGTTAAAAAGCCGGTATAGTAACCGGCCATCTAACTATTATATCTATGAATTGCCGTTTGGCAATCGGATTATTTGAATATTTTGTTTAGCTCTTTATGCATCCTCTCATTGTCTCGGCGTAAGTCATTGATCTGCTTCTGCATGTCTTCTATTGCGTACAAAACGTCAGCAAAGTACGCCTTCGGTGGCGTGTATTCCATGCCACACGAAGCTATCTCGTGATAGAACTTGGTACGCTCTGTGATGTTACTTCCCATTCTTCTTCTCCAATTCTAGTTGAATTAGCTTAGATTCTATCTTAGCTATCTTCCTAGATTTTCCCTTGACCGAAGCTTTCAGAAGTTTCATCCAAAGCTTTAATAGTCTCGCTTCTAAGTTTTTCCATTCCTTCGTCATAGCCATTCCCCCTTTCTAATGCTACTCGTTGGTTGTGCAGTACGTTTTCGTACGTATTAAATAGTTCCTGAAATCGCATGTCAGCAAAGATCTCTAACCCTAGAAGGGCATTCATTACCTGATCCTCGTTCATACTCTCCGCAGAGTTTATAAACGATCTAATATCTTCTACAGTATTCCAAGCTGACATAATGGAATCGTGTAAGGTAAATATAGATACTGGAACGTAACGGTCATCTACATGCATATCATTAACAATCATTGTGGTAACTCCAAGTCATGATCAAGTTGTACAAATGTAACAAGGTCCAGAGGAATCTGGAAGAAGTATTCCCCAGAGTATACGTACTTGTTAGGTACTTCCACCGGCTCCAAGTTCTTCACGTCTTCTGACCAGAACGTAGCCGCCCGTGTGAGCGACTTATTCCAAATGTAGAACTGAGTCAATGTATCAAAGAACTTTTCCTTGCGCTGAGGTAACTGTACGGTGTCGTACGGAAAGTCTTCCTTACCCCATACCAACTTCACTTCGCACTCTACCATGTAGTCATCACACATCAAATCCTGCTTATAACGATTAGGATTATCAGTTAGTGGATTACCTATCTTTTGGTTATACAAACGAGTGGCATCCTTTGCCAACTCGTCATACAGCTTATACAGATCTCGGTCAAACCGTTTCTTTACCCCTGACATGATACACAGACATCCTCTTCTTCACCTTCAAAGTCCTTGAGAGCCAAACGCTCTACAAGCTTGCCTACCTTGTCTGCAGACGCTCCTGCTGACGTACGGAGGTAGTATAGACCCTTCAGACCTTCCTTCCATGCTAACTCGTGTACTAGGCGTACATACTTCTTGTTAGCTCCTGAAGGGAAGAATAGATTAACAGACTGCCCTTGGCAAATAAACTCTTGTCGTTTAGCCGCATGTTCTACTACCCACGTCTGTTTCAACTCAAATGCTGTACGGAATACAGCCTTCTCTTCGGTGGTCAGGAAGTCTACATGATCTACTGATCCATCGTTTGCAATGATGTCTTTCCAGACCGCATCTGTATTCTTACCTTTTTCCTCTAACACTTTAATGAGGTGTGGGTTCTTGATGAGGTGAGCACCTGCACGAGTACGATGGGTAAAAGCATTAGACTTAATAGGTTCAATGCTAGGGCTACAATTACAGATAATGGAACTGTTAGCATTGGGTGCAACTGCAAGAAGGTGCGCATTACGTCTGCCCGTACCTTCCATATCAGGAGCCTCACCACGCTCGCTGGCGAGTTGCATAGTTTCCTTAACAGCTTCTTCCTTGATGTATTTAAAGATCTGATAGTTTTCACTGGCTGCCCTCCAGTCCTCCCACGGAATACCTCTAGACTGCAGGTAGCCGTGGAAGCCCATTGCACCTAATCCTAGCGAGCGTTCTCTTTCAGCAGAGAATTTAGCTTTTCCAAGTTCTTCTGGTGCGTGGTCAATAAAGTATTGGAGAACGTTGTCAAGGAATCGTACCAAGTCTCTAACCATTTCTGTTCCGTGCCATTCATCGTATCGTTCGACGTTGACTGATGAGAGGCAACAAACTGCTGTGCGTTCTTCACTTGTTGGGAGGTGGATTTCATTGCAGAGGTTAGACCCGTGAATGCGGAGTCCAAGTTCTTTTTGGCTATCTGGTAAGTATCTGTTGGCCGTGTCGATAAAGTTAAGGTAAGGACTGCCAGTTCTGAACCTAGCTTCAAGTATTCTGTGCCAAAGGTCTCTAGCATCGACTGTATCTCTTGCAAGTCCGCTGTCAGGGTCTCTAAGTTCCCATTGTCTGTCTTCTGAATTTTCATGTTGTATCTTCTCCATAAATTCATCAGTGATGTTCACTGCGTTAAAAAGGTTAAAGCACTTCCGGTTGATGTCCCCGCCGGTAGGTACTTTAAAGTTTAAGAACTCAACGATATCGGGATGCGATACGTCAAGGTAGGCAGCGTAGCTACCTTTTCTGGTACGGCCCTGCTTCCATGCAGTCATACCGGAATCCATTACTTTGAGGAACGGGATTGGTCCAGGAGCCTTGTCGCTGATCCCACGCACGTCTGACCAGTGTCCACCTACGCCACCACCTTTAACAGACAGCCATGCGACTTCGTTAGGGTGCTTGATCAAAGACTCAAGATTATCGCCAACGTAAGTAAGAAAACAACTAATAGGAAGCCCCTTACTATCACCCCCATCACTCGGAGCATTACTGAGAACGGGACTAGCAAACATAAACCAATTACGAGAAGCATAGTCATAGATGCGTTGTGCGAATTCATAGTCTCCATAACAGTATGCCTCTGCCGCCCTTGCGTACGCATCCTGTGGGGATTTCTCCCACGGTAGCATGTAGTAGTCTTGCATTAAGGTCATTCCCTGCTCTGACAGCAGGGCATCACGTGAGTAGTCAACTTTAACTTTCACTGGCCTGATCCTTGTAGATATTATACGTCTTGTTAAATATGTGACGAAGTTCCTTCGCCGCTCTTTCTTCTTCTGCACTTAGCTCGCTGGCTTCAACCATTGTCAGCATCTCGTCAGCAAAGCCTAGTAGTTTGATTAGTTGACTTTCTGGCAACTTAATCTTGATCATTTTGCGTGTCGTCATGCACGTAACCCCCTCGTTTCTCAATACGGTCCAGTAGACTGTTCAAGTACCAAATAGCCTTACGGTAGTCTTCTGGGCCATTCTTAAAGGGGGCACGGGTAACGTATTCCCAAGCTGTCATCCAGTCGAACGCATCTTCGTAGGGTAACACGATACCATCCCGCATTAACTTCTGCAGTAATGCTTCACGGACATCCTTAACCTCTAACTTGTCGTTGAGGATGTAATGCTTTGGAGAGTTAACCATGTCTGGTCTCAGGTCAGGAAAGTCGGTATCGTGTAGGTCAGCTACATGTTCAAAAAATGAATTCCAAGTCTTTTGTGCCATTATGCTTCCCCCTCTGTATCCATGCGCAATAGCCTTAACTGTTCGTCTGATAATCCGGAGTAGAACTCCAGATCTGCAGGGTCTACTATAAAATCAAAGGGCTTGTTACCCTTGATGATAGATTCCATACCCCTACGCAGAATAGC